ATGAACGATCCTATGTTTGTCGAAACGCTGATTATCTCCTCATCGTTTTTTATTATCGCGATTATTTTGATTGCTTCCGTGCTGCTGCTGGAAAACGGCTGACCGTTAGCCAGCCGCAGTATTTATTGTTTACGGAACGTCACCAGTTCAGGACGGGCGATACGCAGATAGTCCTGGGTGTCCATAATCACCGACTTTTCCAGCAGGCCGGCGTTAAAGGCGATCTCATCGAAGCGCTCAAACAGCAGCGGATCGGCGACCAGCGTCAGATCCGGATGAAAGCTGAAGGGGGGAATGGCGCCGAAAACGCAGCCGGTAAGCGCATCCACTTCAGCCGGACTGGCGAGCGAGGCCTTTAGCCCACCGAAATGACTGGCCAGCAGGCTCAGATCGGCCTGCCGATCGGCGGCGAGGATTGCCAGAATATGTTTCTTAACACCGTTGCCTTTTACCTTGCAGACCAGTGCTTTTGCACCCTGTCGGAGATCGGTCCCGCGAATTTCACTGACCGCTTCGCATTTCCCAACGGCCTCATGCGCCACCACGCGAAAGCGCGCCTCCTGCTCGGTTAATAAGCTGATTAGCCGCTGATGGGTCGTCGTCCCGATCACGTCATCAGACATAACGATTTCACCTGTGATTTGCCAATACGTAGCTTGTTACATTAGCACGGGACGAAGAGGGCGGAAAGAAAACAGCCAGCGGGTGCGCTGGCTGTTGGGTCATGCGTTGCTGGTGGACGACTGTTTCTGGAGCAATTCGCTAAAATCTAAGTGACTGAATTTAATTCGTAAAACTCTTTCCCCAAAACATCCCCAAAATAATTCCCCAAAACTCCCTGTTTAAATCACAACTTTTTTCCATTCTAGACCACGGTCATCTCCATACATTACGCTCATTGCTTCGGTTTTATGCCCTAAAAGAGTTTTGACATCTATACCCTGAGCTTTGTATGTTCTTGATGAAAGAGAGCGCTGTTCATGAAACGGTGGGAGGGCAGTGCAATCCTTAGGCCAGGTAATATTTGCTTTATCTCTTGCCTCCTTAAAATATCTTGATATTGTTTTTTCGGGAACGTGAGATCCCGCTTTACCGTAAGCGTGATGCTTAACATGGTGGATCAGATAAGGGCTCACTACTCTATCGCGACACTTACTAATAACATCAGCCAGAGTCAACCCGATTGCATCGCACCTTAAATTTAAGGGGATAGCTAACTTCATTCCGGTTTTATTTTGGGTAACATGAAGGTGATTATCCCAAATGTCACTAAACTTCATCTCGACTATGTCACCTATCCTTTGCCCGGTGACTAAAGCCAAAAGCATAGAATTTTGAGCGCAAGGCGGCAAAGAACCTGCGCTTTCAAAAATCAATTTCCATTGTTCAATGCTAAGTCTGCTTCGTTTCACTTTGGCTATTGGATTTTTTACAGCTAAGGCTGGGTTGTAGCCAGGGTCAACCTCGCCAGCATGCTGCGCCTCTTTGAACACGTCGTTTAGTACGCTTCTTATCAGTTGGCCCATTCTGTGCTTTCCCTCTGCCTTATATTCATCAATAATTTTTGCAATGAGTCTTGTATCAACATCCTTCAGGCGAAGATTTGGCACTCTATCTGCGAGAATCTGAGAACATAATCGTCTGGATTTTACAGTAGGTTTTTTTATCTCACCGTCACGCAACCTTTCCATCTGAATTTCGATGTATTTTTTAATCCACTCAGAAACACGTATACCTTGATCCTTTTTCCCTGAGCTCTTCATTGCCATATCAATCAGAGCATAAGATTGCTGAGTTTCTTGTTCTGCGGTTATACGGTTCATCTCGATTGCAGCAGCTTTTGCCGCTTCATCATCTGTTCCGAATCCAATAAATGAACCTGTTACAGGGTGGCGATATTGCCAATAAATTTTTGAAGTACGTTTATCTAACTTACAGTAAAGGTTGGGTATTTTGACATTATGTTTTCTGGGGCGAGCTGCCATTTATTGCTTTCTCCACTAACTGGCGGGCCTTGTCTGATAATGATGACGAAATATCAACACTGCCAACCATGCCAACAAAACGAGCATCTTCATCTATTACCCAGCGTCGACCTTGCTTTAAGGCTGGCGGATAAGTCTGTTTGGTCTTTGCTATTTTGTTTAATGCTGAGTTGCTTAATGGATATTTGAATCCATTAGGACCAGATGCCCACTCATGAAGTGTTACTAACTGCCCCATGCGTTTCTCTCCACTTTACCGGCTGCACCCGGCTATCTTTTATAGAAAATGCATGATGAGCACCCACCACGGAGGCCATCATTGCAGGTACGACATCTTTTCGTTTCGTTGTTATAAAGCTGGTTGGCCATCTCCTTTGAAATAAGTACTGGCATAGGAACGCGGATAACCAGCTTTTTGAGCCTGTCGATTTCACCGGCAAGCTCCAGCAGGCGGGAGCGGCAATCCTCTGCCTCTTCGCGCCACCATGCCACGTCGGATTTAAGGCGGCGCAGGCGCCGCTGTTTGAGTTTGCTCACCATGGCAGCCACCCCATTTGCTGAAGTGCGCTGATTGCCAGAAGCACGAACATTACTGCGTCGAATGGGTTAGACATGGTTAAACACCCCTTTCACTGCACCCCAGGCAATCTCAAGCATGGATGCCCATGCCACGTAAAGGTGAATCCCTGCGGCCACACCAAAGCCAATTATCATTGCGTATTTCAGCGCTTCGGATTTACTCACGGCTTCACCTCCTGCTGCGGTGCTGCTGCAATCATCGCGCGATAGATGTTTGACAGCCTTGTTTTCATTAGGCGTGACATTTTCCCTGTATCAGTGAGCGTTCTGTACCCTGCGAATTCTTGCGACATAGTCGGCTCAACAGGCACCAGCACCCAACCATCCGGAATCACCGGAGAGTTTCCAGCCTCATAAGCAACGCGCAACCAGTGGAAAAACACCTCCGTCATCACACATCCGCATTCGACGTCAATGGTGCCTGTCTGCTGAGAAAGCCACTGCTCGAATGGCAACTTGTAAGCCGTCATTACAGGTTCGGCACCCTGAAGCATGGCGGCGCGGATGTTTTGCGCGTATTCATGAGCAGCGTTTGAAGCCTTACTCTGCCACCCATCTGGATAATCACCAGACTTAATAGATTCTGCCGCCATAAATTCAGCAAACTGCTCGAGCAAATCAGGCACAGATACCGGCGCTGGCTGGGAGGTGTAGAATTTCGGGCACTCGATATGCTCAATTCCCATCTCCCCGTGGTCGATATCTACCGAACCGTTACCTCCACAGGCCTCGCAGGCCTCACCCCCCGATTCGAGCGATGCCAGTGCTAACTTCATCGCCGCCAGCGCATTGGCCGCATCTTCGTTTACAACGCCGGGCACAGCATCGCGCTCTTCTTCAAGCTCCGCGATTGTCTGCTGGAGCCATTCTTTGGTAAGTGTGCTCATGATGCTTCTCCATGACGCTGAACGGCGATAGCTTTGTGCTCGTCGATAATCTCCACGACTTCTGCATGGACCAATCCTTCGAGATAGATAACACCTGTGTCGCTTATACCCGCCAGGCTGATCAGCTCTACAAGGCGACGCGCTTTCTTAACGCTAATTTCTGGCGCTATAACGCTGCGGGTAACTTTCTTCTTACCTTTGGCAGCAGCAGAAGCTTTATCCTTCTGAAGCACCTCACCGGCCTTTTCGCCAAACTCTTTTACTCGGTCTACGGCCACATCTACAGACACGGCTCCGGACTTAACTTCTTTCTGAACGTCGTGATTGGCTGTGCTAAGAAGCAGAAGTTTTTCGACAGTAGGGACAGACTTGTTGACCAGTTTTGCAATCTCGCTGGTGGTCTGGTTGAAGGCGTTATGAAGCTCCTGAATAACAGCTGCCTGTTCCATATCAGATAGCGGGAGCTGGTTGTTACTGGTCATGATGCGCGCCAGGCGCTGAACATCGTTACCGTTGAACGGCATGATATGGATGCGGTCTACTGGCTTACCAGCTTCTGCACAGCGCGCATAGCAGCGACGCCGACGGTGGCCTTCAACAACCCACACTCCACCTTCATCACGGGCGATAACCTCCAGCGGGGGAACGGAGCCACCATTCATCAGAAAGTTGAAGAGGTCATCATCTGCCTGGCGGGTACGCTCATCATCTTCGCGTTTGTTGAAACCTTCCCGCACATGGATTTGGTCAAGGCTGATAAACATCCCGGTATCGGTACGCTTGATGGTCCCGTCACGGGTCATTTGCTTGAATGAGTTAGCCATTAGAGAGCCACCTCGTTATTTTGGGAAATGACGACGGTAGACAACTCACGCAGTTCTCGCTGGGCTTCAAGTAAATGCATATTGGTTCTGCTCTTCGTGTGGCGTTCAACAATGCGGTCACACTCTTTGGCCCAGCTTGCGACATCTTCACGCAGAGTTGCGTTCTGAACAGCCAGTTCTTTACGCTGCGCCATCGCTTCACAAAGCGCGACGCTGGTATAGTCCAGGCGGTTAGCCAGTTCGGTCATAATTCCGCGATAAGCTGGCGGAAGAAGAGGGGCGGCCTTACGCGCTGCGTCGATCAGCTGCTCCCGGGTCATACGTGGTTGTAACTCGGTGACGTTCTGTGTGTTCGTCATGGATAGTTTCTCCGTGTTATACGCGCTCTGCACAGCGCTGAATTTTGGTTGCACGAATCCCTCGCCGATTGGCGACAAAAAATAAAGGGGTTTCGTTTTAATAAGCACCCAACCAGGGCACTTAGTGAAACGGGCGGCTGCCACCGCCAGTTAGCTTCTCCACAATTGGAAGCGCGTTCTCCTGAGTTGATTTAACGACTACGGCCTCTCAAGTTGAACGCTGAACGCGCTTTCAGTTGTGTAAAAGGGGCGGTCGACATTAAGGACATTCAAAACTGCCGACCGCCAAGACTACACACAGCATCTGGTACAGCTACTACGGTTAACACAACTGGAAGCGCACTCCGTTCGTTTACTTATCTGTCATCCACAACCGATAGTTGATGAAGTGCGCTTTCATGTTGTGTGCCGGGATTCCACCGGCTCCCATCTGTTTTTATAGCCACTCAGATATCGTCTGGGCTGTCACCTGATCGCCACGCTGGTGAAACGTCTCTGGCCGTCGTACTTGCCTGGCTTGCACATTCCGGCTACCCGCTGGATCTGGAAAAAGTAATGCAAGGAATCCTCGGACCGCTGCGGCACATGTGCCATATGCCGTACTGCTAACTGTTAGTAGCTAATGAAATTAATATGTACCAATAGTTCAATTATGTAAAGTACCAAAAGTACATTTAATGATTGCAATGCAATAATCTATTGATTTTTCGGGTTATTTATTTTTATCAGATAATGATGTTATGATTAAATAAACATCAGAAAGGGGCGCATTAATGGATTTGGACGATGAAAGGGTAAGTATGATTGTTCATGCCATGGGGAGGGCGGTTATGGATTTGTCGCTCTCAGGCCAGCCATTGACGCAGGAAGCTATCATCAAGAAGCTGGAACAGTATCGCAGAGAAACGGGCAATGTGATCGGCAAGGGAGTTAACAGGGATGCGGCGGAGATAGTCAGGAAGGGTAAATAAAAACCCGGCGCGGTGGCCGGGGTAGTTTAAGCGACGAGTGATTCTATCCAAGTGTCCCTGCTGTGGAAAGGAAGCACTAAAGCTGTATCATTGAAAAGCAATGATAACTGCTGTAACTCAGGTGTTAACCCATCACTATCAACAATCACAAATCTGTTGCTTATGGCTGGGACCGCCTGGCTTAAATCTACGATTTTCCCCACGGTTGAGTGAGCGGTATTCCAGCCTTTACTGCTGGATAAGCTGACTGTAAAACCTCGCTTTGGAGCTACAAGTGGAGACTCATTTCTTAAGGTTAATGGAACGGTGATATTATGCCCGCTAATGCCACGCACCTTCTCTTTTAGTGCCAACCTTGTACCAAGCCCTACGGATTTTAGATAACTAATCACGCATTTTTCAAACTTATCATCTTTAACTTCCGCATACCAATCTGAAGTTTGAGCAGATGCCAGCAACCCACCTCTTATGACGCTTGCCGTAACCTGCCCAACTGAAAGCTCATCGGCCCAGGCGGATATTTCGCCAGAATCATTCAAGGTGATGCCCTGCGATGCGAGCGATGACCTTATCAAGTCAATTTTCTTTTTTGTCAGGTGGATGCCTCGAGCCTCGATGTTCATCAACGTGTCGCAGTAATCAGTGATCCTATACTGACCACTCATTTCCTGAACAAATACGCTTATGTGCTCGCTATCGTCATAGTAAGTGAATGGGCTAACAACGCGCAGCAACGTGTCGCTCATTGGGTGGCATTCAAACCCGAGCTTAGATATTACTGTTGAACACGTTACATTTCCCATGATAGCTGACCTGATTTGTCTTGATTTGGTAAAGGCGGCTGGCCTTCATAAGTGATATTAAGCGCCCGACAGAAATAATTCCAGTAGCCCAAAAAGTCATCCGGGCTAATGTCGGTATCGAGTTTTAGTGCTATCTCCTCGCCGGCCGCTTCGAAGTACATGTGATAGTGCGGGCCGCGAGCAACCTCAACAAAGTCCGGATGATTAATTATAAATTTATTGCGGTGAGGCTTGTTATCAGCTGGGTATGGGTCGAGAGCATAAATCCGCTTATCATGAAAAAACATGACAAAAGAAAGCTTGACGATATCAACACCTTCAACGATAGGTGCACGCCAATGCAGCATGAATCTTACGCCAGTAATTGGGTTGCCATTACCATCAAAAGCCTTGAGATCCAACTTAAACCAGATCGGAGTGCGTCCCTCGCTACCATTCCAAGTAACACCGTTAAAGGTTACTTTTTTGGGGCGAGAAATGGCCTGATCAACCTCTTTCTGAGTAGGCTTAAAGTCACCTTTTTTAGCCACTGATTGATATCATCCTGAATATTATTGTCTTGTGAACGCTTATAGTCGCTCAATCTTTACTCACCAGCTATACGCCGATCAGACCAGCCGCAGCTTCGTCTCTACAGCTTGTTATACGCTATTGACTCATGGATGAGGGCTTTGCCCATAATGTATAGCTGGTCCTGATTCTCTTCAGTTACGTACCAGTCTTTGTATGCCGGGTTATCTGAAAGCACGGCTAACTGCAATCCCTGCATTTGCAGACGCTTGACATGAAAGTGTTGCCCGAAAACAAATGCATAAACTCCGTCAACCTTGAAGTTCCTCACGGACACATCAAAGAAGAGGCGATCGCCAGACTGAATCGTAGGGCACATGCTGTCACCGTCTACAGTCATGACCTTCACATCGTGCTGAGGTCGGTTACCAAAGAGGGAGCGCGCATGTTCACTTGTGAACTCAATAGCATGCAGAACTTCTACAAACTCAGAAATCATGAACGAGCCTGGCCCCGCACTGACAGTCAGGTCGAGAACGTCGACGCGGTAAACGTCATTGGCAATACTGGCTTGTCTTTTGATAATCCCATCCTCAGAAGAGTCACCTAACAGGTAAGTGGCAGACGTGCCAAGATAAGCTGCTAATTCCTGCAACTTTCCGCGCCTTGGTATTGCTTCCCCGTTAAACCATTTGCTCACAGCTTTAGGTGTTAGCTTCATTTTCTTAGCAATTTCTGCCTGTCGACCATGAATCTGTAAACCAGCTTTTTCACAGGCCAGCGCTAGCCTTTTGGAGAAGTCTTGTCGCGCTCTTTCTTCCTGAACCATGAGTTCAATAATAGGTGTACTTGCGTGAACTATCAGTTCCGTCATAATATGTACTTTAAGTTCATAAAGTGAGGTTCATATGCAAGAGAAAAAACTCCCAACTCTTACCGAAGCAATTAAGGAGATTGGTGTAATTACCATTTCTTCTGCTTGCGGATGTAGTGCTCGTTCCATCTATAAGTGGATGAAAAAAGGATGTCTGCCTCGTACAGATTTTACTGGCGAGACTAACTATGCGGAAAAAATCGCTTTAGCCTCCGAGGGAAAATTCTCAAAGGAATTGATCAAGGCGATTAGTCGTCCCCAAAAGCCTACAGATTCAGCGGTTTGATAGAAACCACAGAAAAGAGGATATGACCGTGGGTATAGAACCTGAATGGAAAGTTGAGAAGCAGCCCGCATGGCTGGTGGCTGCAATCAGGAAGACAATTGCCGCTTTGCCAGGCGGATACGCTGAAGCGGCGGAGATTCTGGACGAAACCCAGAACTCACTCTTTAACCGCCTTCGTGCTGGTGGCGACCAGATCTTTCCAATGGGCTGGGCAATGGTGCTGCAAAGCGCTGCTGGAGTAAGTTACATCGCTGACGCGTTCTCTCGTGAAACTGATAACGGAATTCACGTTCCCGGCGCCGTGCCTGATGATGAAAACGAAGAGATTGGCCTGAAACTGGCCGAGCTGGTGGGGAGGCTTGGTGAGCTGGTCAACGCTTACCGTCATTACATTGAAGATGGTGTGGTTGACCGGAGCGAGTGGCAAAGTCTTAACGATATCGCATATCAGTTCAGGGTCACTCTCATGACGTTCCTGAACCTTATTTCCCGTGTTTATTGCCTCCCAGAAATGGGTGAGGCCCGCGAGTGTGCAGCTCCGGGCCCCTTGGCGTGTCGTATCAGTGGAGAAACTAACGCATGAACAGTGTAACGGTAAACAACCGTCTCCCGCAACTACGTGGTATTCCCGTTGTTGGCACCTCGTCGTTTCGGTATGAGCGGATGGTATCAGGCCGCTGGGTTCCATGTAACCACAGCAGGGCTATGGCGATTGTGGGTGTCTGGCGTCGGAAGGGGAGAGCGCTATGCGAGAACTTAACCGGCGTTTCAGAGATCACTATGGCGTCCCGGTGCGCGTCATCAGATGGGAGCCCGAGACCCGACGCGTTATATACCTCCGCGAAGGGTACGATCATGAGTGCTTCAGCCCTCTTGAGCAATTCCAGCGTAAATTTACAGAGTTAAAGGACGACCATGAGCACTAAATTAACAGGTTACGTTTGGGACGCTTGCGCCGCTTCTGGCATGAAGCTGTCCAGCGTTGCCATCATGGCGCGTCTGGCAGACTTCAGCAGTGATGAAGGGGTTAGCTGGCCTTCCATTGCTACCATCGCGCGCCAGATTGGTGCTGGTGAGAGCACGGTACGCACAGCTATTTCTCAGCTGGAAAAAGACGGTTGGCTGACTCGCCAGCAGCGTCGTAAAGGCAACCGCAATGCATCGAATGTTTACCAGCTCAATGTTTCGAAATTACAGGCAGCTGCCTTTTCTCACCTGTCAGAATCTGACGCGTCAAAATCTGATGCATCAAAATCCGACCCGTCAAAATTTGATGCGTCGAAAAACAGTAATAATGGCAGTTTTCACCCGTCAGAATCTGGTGGGGATCCGTCAGTAAAATCAACTACTGATCCATCAGATAAAAAACCTAATTGTCAGGTTGCGTCGCAACCCGACACTGCATGTGTCAATCAGGTTGATTTGATAACTGGTCAGGCAGTCTTAATCCTCAACCATCTCAATGACGTTACTGGTAAGACATTCCGCAAGGGGAAAAGCTCCCTGGATAATATTCGCGCCAGACTTCGTGAGAACTTCACACACGATGAGTTGCTGTTGGTTATTGATTACAAGCACGAGCAGTGGAAAGACACGAAATACTACGAACACATGCAGCCAACAACTTTGTTCAGGCCGACCAAGTTCGAAGGATATTTGCAGAACGCGTTGCGCTGGAATAGCAAAGGCCGACCTAAGCGTGAGGACTGGGACGCTGTCCGCAAACAAGATCCATTGAAATTCGGTCAGCCAGACAAAGCCATCCCGGCAGGCTTCAGAGGAGCGAACTCATGAGCCTTCTGAAAGATATTCAAATTTTCATCGCTGAAAACCCTGGGTTAACTAACAAACAGATCGCAGCATCAATGCCCCAGTACGACGTTCACGCTGTTCAGCGCGGTGTATGTCATCTGGTCAAACTGAATCGCGCAACCCGCCAGCATAACGGCAAGTGCTACCAGTATTTTGCCAAAGCACCGGGTGGGGAGGTTGGCGAGGGGCGTTCTGCACTGAAAATCAACCGGGCTGATAAACCAGCTGTACCAGAACAGGAAGAAGCTCTGAATCCGGCTGTGACCACAATGATGGATAAGGCTCAAGGCCTGTTTGAAAAAGGGCTCTACCAGCGTGCGGCCACAGTACTGATGGATGCCTTCAATCGCTCTAAGAACGAAGAGCAGCGGATGAAGATACTGATTGAGCGTCAGCGTTGCCTGAGCATGGCGCCGAAAGTGAAAGCACCCTCTGATGCATGGTGTCTGGCTGGCCGAGCGAGGAATGTCTGATGAAATATTCATTGATTTATGCCGACCCTGCGTGGGAATACGGGAACACCATCAGCAATGGCGCTGCAAATAACCATTACGGCACGATGAAGCTTATCGACATGAAGCGCTTACCGGTTTGGGACCTGGCTGCCGATGATGCAGTTCTGGCTATGTGGTTTACCGGAACCCACACTCGCGAGGCTATCGAACTGGCTGAAGCGTGGGGCTTTAAGGTCCGCACGATGAAGGGCTTTACCTGGGTAAAGTTCAACCCACTGGCAGAGAAGCATATCAACAAAGCACTTCAGGCAGGCCGTGTAGAGGATTTTTATGACTTCCTCGACCTGATGAACGCACAGACACGCATGAACGGCGGGAACTACACCCGAGCCAATACCGAAGACCTGCTAATCGCCACCAGGGGGAATGGACTTGAACGCAAGTGCGCCAGCATCAAGCAGGTTATCTACAGTCCACTCGGTAAGCACAGCCAGAAGCCAGCAGAGGCGCGTTTCCGTCTGGAGAAGCTTTACGGTGATGTTCCACGCATCGAACTATTCAGCCGTTGCGGTGCGCCTGGCTGGGACCACTGGGGAAATCAATCTGAATCACCAGCTGTTGAGCTTATACCGGCAGTTGCCGTTCCCATGAAAAAACCTCAGGAGCGCGCCGCATGAAAAAGCTATCTACCGAGCATGAAAATGCTGTGCGTGATGTAGCCCGTCAATGTAACGATGCCATCAAAAAAGCCTAAAGCAGAAGCCAAAGCCAAGCTGGAATGTCGTAGTGCCTCCGATCCTGAAGGAGTACCACGAGAAGGTTAAACCGATGGGCGTAAGCCTGGTGATGTTCAACAGCGTAATCGGACGCCTGAACGGGCGTTATGGAGTCGAGTCATGATCGAATTAACGCCGCGTCAGAATGAAGTGTTCGAAGCTATCAAGGTACATATCGAAAAGGCTGGCTTCCCACCTACGATGCTGGAGCTTGCCGGATTAATTGGCTGCGCATCACCGAACGCTGCTGTAGCGCACGTGAAGTCACTTAAGAAAAAAGGTTACATCACTGTTGCTCCTGGCGCTGCCAGGGGCATAACCGTCATCAAAACGGAATGGGATGCAGATCCAGTAACGATCATCAAAGACCTGCTATCCGGCGGAGACAAGGCCAGAGATAACGCTGTTGAATGGCTGAAAAAACAGGGAGTGAGTTTATGAAACTGGTGCTCCCGTTCCCACCGAGCGTAAACACTTACTGGCGAGCCCCGAATAAGGGGCCGTTAAAGGGCCGCCATTTGATCAGCGCCAAAGGCAGGGCATATCAAAGCGCGGCCTGTGTCGCCATTGTCGAGCAGCTTCGCTTCCTTCCAAAGCCATCAACAGCACCTGCTGCCGTCGAAATTATATTGTACCCACCAGACGAACGCCGCCGCGACATCGACAACTACAACAAGGCGTTGTTTGACGCGCTCACGCACGCAGGCATTTGGGAGGATGACAGCCAGGTGCAGAGAATGCTGGTGGAGTGGGGGCCGAAGGTACCGGGTGGACGTGTAGAAATATCGATCAAGAAACATGAACCTCTGGCGGGTGCAGCCGCCTGATAAGTGGAGAAGAGCATGAATCAGATGAACATCACCGTAACGTGTCCGACGCACCATGCCGCCGCGATAGGTCAGCAGATAACAATGTCCAGTCGTGAAATTGCGAAGCTGGTCGATTCCCGTCACAGCAATGTCTGCGTAACCATCGAGCGACTGATGAAATCCGGCGTTATTGGGGGGTATGCTGCAATGCAGTACACCCATCCTCAGAACCAGCAGACTTACCATTACTACGAAGTTAACAAGCGAGACAGCTATGTGATCGTCGCGCAGCTGTGCCCGGAGTTTACTGCCCGTCTGGTTGATCGCTGGCAGGAACTGGAGAGCGGGGCCGGGATGGTTGTTCCCCAAACACTCCCTGAAGCACTCCGGCTCGCCGCTGATCTGGCTGAACAGAAGCAACGTCTCAGTGAAGAGCTGGCAATTGCCGCACCGAAGGCTGAATTTGTTGATCGCTACGTCAAAGCCACCGGGTCAATGACATTCCGGCAGGTTGCCAAGCTCCTTAACGCCAAAGAACCCGAGTTCGCGATGTTCCTCATTGAGAACGGCATCATGTACCGCCTGAACCGCGTGCTTACTCCGAAGAGTAAACACATCGAAGCAGGCCGATTTGAAGTTAAGACCGGGACCACCAACCAGACCAACTATGCGTTCAATCAGTCTCGTTTCACGGCGAAAGGGGTGCGCTGGATAGGTGGACTTTGGGCAGAATATGTCGCTAAGGGGCAAATTGCGTGAGAGCCATACTGACGCCTGAAATTGCGCCGATGTCCGGGGTGGTTTTGTTCCGCCCTGGTACCGAACTGCTCTGGCTATTCCGTCAGGGAAGGGTAGTTATTGAGCCACCATCCGAAGCCATCCAGCATCTGCCATCTGGATTAATCCCTGAAGCCCACCAGCCCCTGACTGACGATGCCAACATGCAGGCTATTTTCGTTAACGAGAGGGTCATTCAGCGAGCTGGTGGATTGAGTAGCCTTGATGCCTGGCTGGAGAGAAAATTTGAATGTCAGTGGCCCCACACTGACTGGCATGCCAGTGACTTTACTGTAATGCGCCACGCTCCGGGAAGCATTCGTCTTTGCTGGTCGTGTGATAACCATTTACGTGAGCAAACCACTGAAAGACTGGCAGGAATTGCCATGCAGAACCTGGTAAAATGGCTTCTGGAAAGGGTAAATATTGATTTAGGTTTCAGTACTGACCACACTCTTTCGCTTCCTGAGTTCTGCTGGTGGATGGTACGTAACGATCTGGCTGACCTTGTTCCTGAATCAGTGGCGAGTAAAGCACTCAGAATCAAGCCTGAACAGCATAGTTCAGTGATGAGGGAAAGCGATATTGTCCCGTTATTACCGGCTACGCAAATCTTTCAGGAGAAGGCAAAAAAGATAGTGTCGGTGAAGGTCGATCCTGAATCACCGGAATCTTTCATGCTTAGGCCAAAGCGCCGACGCTGGGAGAACGATAAGTACACCCGCTGGGTGAAGTCGCAGCAGTGCAGTTGCTGCAATAACCCGGCAGACGACCCCCACCACCTGATAGGCCACGGGCAGGGGGGAATGGGTACTAAGGCGCATGACCTGTTTGTGATACCGCTGTGCAGAGCGCATCACGACGAGTTACACGCTGATCCCGTGGCATTTGAAGCGAAATACGGCGGCCAGTTAACGCTGCTGTTTCGGTTTTTAGATCGTGCGCTGGCAATCGGCGTACTGGCGTAAGTGGAGACGCAAATGATTAATCCTTCAGAAGTAGGCAAATCCGGCGAGTTGGTTCGCCTTCGCACTCTCGAAAGTATCTGGGTACAGGGAAAGCTCCGCATGTGGGGCCGCTGGTCTTATATCGGTGGTGGCTCGGGCGGAAACATGTTCAACCAGCTGCTGGCAACCGGGAAAATAACCAAATCCGCCATCAACGATGCGCTGCGCCGCATGAAGAAATCCGGCATCACCAAACCCGAGCTGGAAGCATACCTGCGTGAAATCCTCGACAGTAAAAACAAAACTGGCCTGGCGTTCTGCTCAGACGAGGAGGGGCTAAAGATTGACGGCGTTATTGCTGCCGTATTGATGAACGAAGAATACCGTGGGCTGTATGGCGTGATTGTTGATCGTCATCGGCTGCGTAAAAGCAAACTCCAGATGGCTAAAGAGCTTAATTCAAAACACCCCGACTGGACCCTTATTACATGCCGTCGTCGCATTGACACATGGGTTAGTCTTGCAGAATCGATCCTGTACGCTCCACTTTGTGACGCGTTTGGCACAAATAGCGACAGATTTAAGTTGCAGAGTGAGCAGGAAAGTGCTTAAATTGTGCTAGGCTCGGGACAGTAAAGCGTACTGAGCAACAAATCAAAACATAAACCCGCCACTGCTGCGGGTTTTTTATTTTAAGGGCTGCCTCCGGGCGGCCTTTTTTGTTTCCCATCCTTCTGAGAGGTATCGCGAAAGGTAATCATTGACTGTGGGAATGAATGGGACGTATTTTATTTGCATGGTGAATCCTTTCTAAGCGAAAGGGCGTTCCAGTCAACTGCTATCTGCAGGTATGCGCGCGGCTTTGCAGACTGGGGTAGAGTCACCGGGAGGCACCCGGCACCATGACAACAACAATACAGTTTCAAATTCCTTGAGAGCCTGCCGTAAAAAGCAGGCCTTTTTTATGAATTTGCAAACTGCTGCTATGCTTGAAATGTGTGTTGAAGGTAACTGCCTGATGGTTCTCCTGAACCGTTGTGAATCAGCCCGATACTGTCTCACTCTGGTCAGTTAGCAAAACTCACGACTACCTACCTTCTTACTAATAGTCACTCATTAGCCCGCCTTCAAAAGCGGGCTTTTTTTATCTCCCCTCAATTTTTCTGAGAGGATTCACAGCAATAACAGAGGGGGCGTAATGTCCGATCCATTAACCGGCGCTGGTGCAGTTCTCGGGGGCGGCCTGTTGGGCTCAGTCCTGTACGGTGTCTTTACTCATACAGATTTCGGCGTGGTGTTTGGAGCGTTTGGTGGTGCGGTGTTTTACGTCGCGACAGCTGCAAACCTTGCGCGCACTCGCCTGGCTGCATATTTTCTGACTTCATTCATTGTTGGAGTGCTTGGTGCCGGGTTTGTTGGCTCATGGCTAAATGCTGCATCGAATTATGAAAAACCACTGGATGCACTCGGTGCAGTGATTCTGTCTGCGCTGTGTATAAAAATCCTAACTTTTCTTAATAACCAGGACTTGAACAGCCTGTTCGGCTTTTTCTCACGGTTACGCGGAGGAGGGGGAAATGGTAATTGACCCGTCAGCAGTCTTTAATGCGTTTATCTGTGCGGCCATCGTCATCGTGCTGATGTTTTACCAGCGACATGGCGCCAGGCATCGCCCCTTTATTTCTGTCCTGGCGTATATAACCGTGCTGGTTTACGCCGCGATCCCCTTGCAGTTCATCTTCGGCCTTTATCGTGATTCCAGTTGGCTGGTGGTGGTCGCAAACATTCTTATCTTCGCCGCCGTCCTGAAGGTTCGTGGAAATATAGCGCGGCTGGTTGATCGTCTGAGGCACTAATGAACCAAACACAATTTCAGAGGGCGGCTGGTATCAGCGCCGGCTTAGCTACGCGCTGGTTTCCGCATATCGACGCCGCTATGAAGGAATACGGCATCACCGCACCGCTTGATCAGGCGATGTTTATTGCCCAGATGGGGCATGAAAGCACCAGGTTTACCCGGCTGGTGGAGAATCTGAATTATGCGGCTGAAAACCTGGTACCGACGTTCGGTAGCCACCGCATCACTCCACAGCAGGCCGCCGCACTTGGCAGAACGGCTACGCAACCGGCAAACCAGAAAGCGATCGCCAATCTGGTATACGGTGGTGAGTGGGGAAAAGAACACCTTGGCAATCAGGTTGCCGGTGATGGCTGGAAATATCGCGGTCGTGGTTTGAAGCAAATCACCGGGCTAAGCAATTATCACAGTTGTGGTCAGGCGCTGAAACTGGATCTGGTGTCGTATCCCGAATTGCTGGAGCGAGATGATTACGCTGCGCGCTCAGCTGCATGGTTCTATTCGTCCCGCGGTTGCCTGCTTCATTCCGGAGACGTGGAGCGCGTAACGCTGCTTATCAATGGCGGCCGTAACGGATTGGATAAACGCCGCGCGCTGTTTAACCTGGCTAAATCGGTGCTCGTATGAAGAAGTGGTTAAGTCTCCTGATTCCTCGTTTTGAAACAGACACCGTAGTTTTACAGGCCCGGGGGGATGAACTTCACATTGTCTGTAGCTATGAGAATATCGGTCCCGGCGAGATGTTTGATGGCATGTGTGAGCTTAAGACCTTCACCTGGCTGAACTGGTCCTTTCCGTCTGGGGAACCTTTCAACGTTCGCTCGTTTGAGCCAAAGGTAGCAGCATGAGCATTCTGGAAATAATCATTGGTGTTATAGGCGCTATATGTGTTGCCGCAGCTGGTGGCTTTGGCCTGGGCCATATTCGCGGCACCAGCAAAGCGGAAGCGGAAGCGAAAGCCGTGCAGCAGCGCACCGAAGATAACGCAGCGGCAACGGTCACAGCAGCCGAACGCCGAGTAGAAGCAACGAAAGAGGCCAGCAATGCACAGCAGACTGTTAACCATATGCCTGGCGACGATGTTGATCGCGAGCTGCGGGACAACTGGACCCGTAAGGGTTGAGGTAGTGGACACGGCTTGCGACTGGGTTAAACCTATCTACGGAACGGATCACGACTGGGATGTTCTGGACCGCCAGACGAAGAAAGACATCCTGACGCATAACAAAGCGTGGCAGGCGAACTGCAAGAATAAAAATTAAGAGAATGGCGAGCAATGAAGCCCGCCATGGATCCTATTGCTCTGCAAGGTAGTCTAAACCTAGGCAACTGATACGTGTCTTATCTGGTGAAAACCAGTAACTACCTTCTAAGTAGTCCCATTTCATGTCACTGATAATCAACCCTTTATCAGACAAATAGAGCATGTGCCCATCGAACTCGTGTTCACTGCCAACATCGTTTGCCAGACCTTGCATGTACTCGGGAGAAGGGTAGTAAGGATAAACTTCTGCTAATGCTTTTAGTATCAGAACTAATTTATCTTTTTGAATTTTCATTAGAAATCCCAATAATTTACTCACCGAATGTGAGCAAAAGAGATATTGGGATTAATTGTAAAAATGCAATAGATACAAGCCTTAATTCAACTGGATAACTCTTTCTTTTCCTACATTCTTTGCATTCATGAAAGGAAATTTAAATGCAGGTCACTATTAATGGTGTCCCGTATGCGCCCGCCTGCGGAATTTCATCGCGGATCGGCATAGCAATAACGACACACCAGCGCACTGACGTTCTGAAGCGAGCGCTCGAACAGCACATAAAGCATCTGCCAGCCGGTGCACTGGTGGTTGTTATCGACGATGGCTCTAAACCTGCCGCAGTAGTGCCTGACGGCGTGCAGCTGCTTCGCCATGAAACATCACTCGGCATTGTTGCTTCGAAGAACGCCAGTTTAACCGCGCTGATGGACGCCGGGTGTGAGCATCTGTTTTTGTGGGACGAAGATGCATGGCCGATTGCCGATAACTGGCACCTTCCATACATCGAATCACCCGAACCGCACCTGGCTTACCAGTTTCTCGATCTGGCTGGCACGAAAAAGCTGAACGATATGACGGTCCTGTACCGGGATGATAAGCACATCGCTTACACCGGGCAGCGCGGCGTGATGCTGTATTACCACCGTAGCGCTATCGAGAAGGTTGGCGGTTTCGATCAGGTTTACGGTCGCGGCATGTACGAACACAGCGACCTCGCCCTGCGCATCCATAATACTGGCCTGACGACGTGGGCTTACGGTGATGTGGTCGGTTCAGAAAAACTGATCCATTCTCTCGATGAGCATGAAGCCGTAGAGCGTTCGGTACCGCGTCCCGACCGACAGGCGCTGGTGGAACGTAACGTGAAGATCCACAACGAACGGCGTGATTCCGGGTTTACTGGTTACGTTGAATACCGTCAGCAGCGCGATGTAGTTATCACAACGCTGCTCACCAGTCAGCCTGACCCGCAGCGCGGCACGAAAATGGCGGCCTCGCCTGACATGCTGAGCAAATGGGCGGCCTCGCTTCGCCAGTGTGGGCGTATAGCGCTGGTGGATGAATTACTGACGGCCCCGGCCGATGTTGAGCTGTATCTCGTACCTGACGTGAAGATGAATGTCTACTTTCGTCGCTGGCTGCACATCTGGCAGCACCTGCGAGATCACCCTGAATACCGGTTCGTCTGGTGTACTGATGGTACCGATGTCGAAATGCTTCGCGCGCCGTGGGAAGAAATGGAACCCGGGAAGGTGTATGTCGGTTCTGAACCGAAGACCTACGCCGACTCCTGGGCGAAACAGAATCATCCTGAGCGTATCTATCAGGAGTTCATTGAAGCGCACCGCAACAATGTGATGCTTAACGCTGGTCTGCTGGGTGGCAGCCGCGCTGATGTGATGGCGTTCGCTCACGGCATCATCCGTCTTTACTACCGGATCGAGAGCTATCGTTTCTGGAAGAAAGAACAGGCTGGCGCCGCGGTGGGGGATATGATCGCTTTTGGCATTGTTGCTAAATCGTTTGGCGATCGCATTATCACCGGCCCGCGCATCCACACTATTTTTAAGTCCGATGGTGTCGGTAAAGAGTACGCTTTCTGGCGCCATAAATAATTTGAAAATAAATCAAGGTCGCTTCGGCGGCCTTTTTTATTGGTTGCGAGATATGTACATGTCTAAAAAATGTTCCGTGAATGACTGCGATAATCGTTCTGAAAAAAGAGGGATGTGCGGAAAGCACTATTTCAGATGGCGGAAATACGGTGATCCATTGGTTGTGCGGAACACAGTTTATAGCTCGCCACAGGAAGCAATTAAGGCCAGGACAAAGATTGAAGGCGAATGCCAGGTATGGACCGGCGCAAAGTTAAAAACAGGTTACGGCAGCATACGAACTGGCGGTAAGGCATTACGTGTGCATCGCTTTGTTTGGGAGTCCGTGAACGGTCCTGTTCCTGATGGTATGGATGTCGATCATATTTGTCGCAACAGGCTCTGCTGCAATATCAATCACCTCAGGTTGGCCAGCAGAAGCGAGAACAATCAAAACCTCGGCGGCGCTAAGAAAAATAGTAAAACTGGAGTACTCGGGGTTACTTATCTGAATCGCGGCAACAGGCGCTGGCTCGCGCAAGTTAAGCTCAATGGCAAGTTTGTTCTAAGGAAAACATTCGTGTCACTTGAAGAAGCCAGGGACGCAGCTGTCGCTGCCAGACTTGAGCACTTCACACACAATGAGGCTGACAGATGTTGATCGCTATCGTGGCCCACCACTCTCGCCGAGCCATGGCTAATGACTTAGCGAGTGAGCTTGAGGCTGACAGTATCTTCATGGATGAACATAGCGCTGGTGCAAATGCAAACCATCTTCGCGCTCTGAGTTGGGCCGCTGAACAATCAGACAGAGTGATTATCATCGAAGAGGATGCATTACCCGTTGATGGTTTTCGTTATAAGGCTCAGGACTGGCTGGCTCGTTTTCCTGGCGACATGCTGAGCTTTTATCTCGGTACCGGGCGGCCTCCACAATATCAAATGCAGATTGCTGAGCGGCTAATCGTGGCTGATAAGACACGCGCTGATTACATCACGCTGTCGAGACTCATTCATGGCGTTTGCTATAGCGTCCCGCCTGAGCATGTGCATCGCGTGCTATCCCGTTGGGATAACAGCAAACCCGCCGATTACGCTGTGGGTGATGCATGGGGTGGCTCAGTGATCTATCCGTGTTACTCGCTGGTGGACCATGCAGATGGTGAAACGGTAGAGCATCACCCTGACTCAGCGCCACGTACAGAACGCCGCCGGGCGTGGAGGTTGCATGTCTAAGCTATCAACGTTAAAGCCACGCCTGAAAGCCATTGATACGCGACGCATCAAGCCAATCTACGGTGAGCAGCGCCGGATAAGTGGAAGTGCAAGGGTGAGTTTGAAGCGCCGTATCTATGCGCGTGACAGTGGTCGCTGCTGTATGTGTAATCGGGTTGTTGATTTGACTGACAGTGAACTCGACCACCGTATCGCGCTTCAGTTCGGAGGCGATAACTCGGAGCACAACCTGTGGACGCTCTGCACTGAATGTCATGCAGGTAAGTCTGCACGTGAAGCCGCTACTGGTCAGCCTGATGAACAAGCCCTGAAGCATAAGGTGCATGATGGCGATCAGGAATCAGGGTTTGTAGGGCTCTGAGGCCTGCCAACCCCGGGGGGGGTATCATCCAGAGTAAACATCGATCGCCCTGGACACCGCCCCCCCTCTCATTCGTAGAAAAAATCCCCCTCTGGAGGGTGTAAACATGTTAACAGCGCAGAAGCGGAAATATGCTCTCGCGCTGATGTCCGGGTTGTCTCAGAAGGATGCGGCAATAAAGGCGGGGTATTCTGAAAAATCCGCGCGTTCCAAGGGGTCGCAGCTTGCTAAAGACCCGGAGGTCATCGCGTTTATTGAGCGGAAAAAACGAGAAAAAGTTGAGGTGGATGACGAACCTGCGTATCGCAGGAATGTTTATACCCCAGCAGTAAACACGCCTGAAGAAAAACGACCTCCTGCGGCATCGTCCGCCGGTGAGTATGAAGACCCTCTCGACTTCCTGAAATCGGTTATGAACAACGTGGGTTACGAAATCGAAACCAGGAAAGATGCTGCAAAGGCCATGCTGCCTTATATGCATCAGAAGAAAGGTGAGGGCGGTAAGAAGGATGCAAAAGCTGAGGCTGCCAAAAAAGCGGCCAATAAGTTCGCAATTCAGCAGCCGCCGAAACTGGTGGTTAACAATCGCGGGAATACATGATGCCGGAGTGGACAACTGCCTGCCCTGACTGGGCGGAGCGCCTGAAGAAAGGCCAGTCTATTATTCCTGCACCGATTTACCCGGAGCAGGCTGAAATAGCCCTGAACGTTTTCAGGCAACTGAAAATTGTTGATGTCCCAGGCTCGCCAACGTTCGGTGAATCCTGCGCGCAGTGGGTTTTCGATCTCGTTGCGGCGCTGTTCGGCTCCTATGATGCCGAAACCGGCCGCAGGCACATTACAGAAGTGTTTGTGCTGATCCCTAAAAAAAACTCCAAGTCTACGCTGGCCGCCGGGATCATGATGACGGCGTTGCTGCTCAACTGGCGTCAGGCTGCCGGGTACACCATCATCGCCCCGACTGTAGAGGTGGCGACAAACGCCTTTAACCCGGCGCGCGATATGGTAAAGCGGGATGATGATCTGGATGACCTCTGTCAGGTGCAGACACATATCAGGACCATCACCCACAGGGGAACGGACACGACGCTGAAAGTGGTGGCCGCCGACCCCAACACCGTTTCGGGGATTAAATCTGTCGGCACGCTCATTGACGAGTTGTGGCTTTTTGGTAAGCAACATAACTCCGAAGATATGCTGCGTGAGGCAGTCGGTGGCATGGCATCACGACCTGAAGGCTTTGTGATGTACACAACCACGCAGTCCAACGAACCGCCAGCTGGCGTGTTTAAGAAAAAGTTACAGTACGCCCGTGACGTTCGCGACGGAAAAATTCACGACCCGCATTTTCTTCCGGTGATATTTGAGCATCCACCGGAAATGGTTGCCAGCGGAGAGCATCTTCTTCTGGATAACCTCGCGATGGTTAACCCCAACCTGGGTTACTCCGTAGACGAGCAGTTTCTATACCGCGAATACAACAAAGCGAAAGAGGCCGGGGAAGAAGACTTCCGTGGCTTTATGTCCAAGCACGCCAACGTTGAAATCGGTCTCGCCCTGCGCGCTGACAGATGGGCAGGGGCGGATTTCTGGGAGCAACAGGCAAGGCGCGTCACTTTTGACGATATTCTGCGCCGATCTGAGGTGGTCACAGTTGGTATCGATGGCGGTGGTCTCGATGACCTTCTCGGCCTGGCTGTTATCGGGCGCGATCGCCAGACTCGCGAATGGTTATGCTGGTGTCATGCATGGGCGCATACCATCGCCCTGGAAAGACGAAAGAGCGAAATTTCAAAATTAAAGGATTTTGAGAGGGCCGGTGACCTGACGATCGTTAAGAGGGTGGGCGAGGATGTTGAGCAGGTTGCAGAGTATGTCAGCCGGATTTATGAAGCCGAACTGCTGGACAAAATCGGGATTGACCCTTCTGAGGTCGGGCAAATTCTTGATGCGCTCAGTGAGGCAGGCATTCCTGATGAGGCTGTAACCGGGGTCAGCCAGGGCTGGAAACTCGGCGGCGCCATTAAGACTACCGAGCGAAAGCTGGCTGAAGGTGTTCTGCTTCATGGTGGTCAGCTTCTGATGGCATGGTGCGTAGGCAACGCCCGTGTGGAGCCGAAAGGTAACGCCATACTCATCACCAAACAGGCCAGCGGGAAGGGGAAAATTGACCCTCTTATGGCCACATTCAACGCCGTTACGTTAATGGCGCTTAACCCCGAACCGGTCAAAAAAGACTACCAGGTATTTTTCGTTTAACACACACGTCAGTTAATTGCCCGCGCATGCGGGTTTTTTCATTTCTGGAGGCCAGCAAATGACGCTTAAACGCGCCTGCACCCTCATGACGGTGAAGTCGGTAAATGAGGATGAGCGGATTATCACCGGCATCGCCTCAACACCGTCTCCCGATCGTGACGGTGACATTATGGAGCCGGAGGGGGCGAAATTCCGCAGCGATACGCCGTTCCTTTGGCAGCACGACCGCTCTCAGCCTATTGGCACCTGCACGCCAAAAATGGTGAAAGAGGGGTTGCAGATCACAGCAAAGCTCGTGAAACCAACCCCTGACATGCCATCCCAGTTAATCGCACGTCTTGATGAAGCGTGGGCTTCGATTAAGGCGGGGCTGGTACGCGGCCTGTCGATTGGGTTCCGCCCAATTGAGTATTCCTTCCTGGATGAAGGCGGTATTCGCTTTTTGTCCTGGGACCTGCTTGAGGTCTCGGCGGTGACCATTCCGGCCAATGCCGAATGCTCCATCCAGACCGTTAAATCTTTCGATCGCCAGTTTCTCGCCGCGTCAGGCAATGAGAAACCGGTAGTGAAAACTTCTAAAACCGCTGGCGCTACAGCACCCAAAACCAAAAAAGGAAACATTTCGATGAATATCGCAGAACAAATCAAGAGCTTTGAAGCGAAGCGTGCAGCGCTGGCCGCATCACTTGATGAAGTGATGTCAAAGGCGGCTGAAGAGGGACGCACCCTGGACGCTGAAGAAGAAGAGAGCTACGACAACACATCCGCAGAAATTAAATCAGTTGATGCGCACCTCAAACGACTGCGCGACATGGAAAGCAATCTGGCATCGACTGCAAAACCGGTATCTAAAGCTGCTGGTGGCGAATTCACCACCGTGAAGGCAAACGCGCCGGGGATCATTCGCGTTGAGCACAATCTGGAGAAAGGTATCGCCTTTGCCCGTTTTGCCAAGGCACTGGCGGCGGCAAACGGCAGCCGTTCTGAAGCGCTGGAAATTGCACGTAAGCAGTACCCGGATGATGCGAAACTTCACCATGTGCTGAAAGCCGCTGTTGGTGCTGGCACAACGACCGATCCTCAGTGGGCTGGTGCGCTGGTGGAGTATCAGGAATACGCAAATGATTTTGTTGAATTCCTCCGCCCGCAGACCATTATCGGTCGTTTCGGTCAGGGTGGTATTCCTGCCCTGCGTCAGGTCCCGTTCAACATTCGCATTCCGGCACAAACTTCCGGCGGATCTGCAAGCTGGGTAGGTCAGGGTAAGGCCAAGCCGCTGACCAAATTCGACTTTGAGTCCATCACGTTCAGCTTCGCCAAAGTCGCAGCCATTGCGGTGCTGACCGATGAGCTGATCCGGTTCTCCAATCCGGCAGCTGATGCACTGGTGCGTAATGCGCTGGCAGAAGCGGTCATTGCACGCCTGGATACGGACTTCATTAACCCGGCGAAAGCTGAAGTTGCTAACGTCTCTCCGGCCTCAATTACCAACGGTATTGTGGCTGTTCCATCAACCGGCGATCCGGATGCAGATGCTGAAGCGGCATTCGCTCAGTTTGTCTCCAATAACCTCCAGCCAACTGGCGGAGTGTGGATCATGTCCAGCACCAACGCGTTGGCGCTGTCCATGAAGAAAAATGCACTGGGCCAGAAAATGTATCCGGAAATGACCCTGCTTGGCGGCACATTCCAGGGGCTTCCGGCTATCGTTTCGCAGTACGCCGGAAGCAATCTTACCCTGCTGAACGCGCCGGATATTTATCTGGCTGACGACGGTGGTGTGGCAGTGGATATGTCACGTGAAGCCTCTCTGGAAATGGAAAGCGATCCTACTGGCGACAGCGTCAGCCCAACCGGAACGGAGCTGGTTTCCATGTTCCAGACGAACAGCGTGGCTATCCGTGCCGAGCGCTGGATCAACTGGAAGCGTCGCCGCACGGCAGCGGTGGCGGTTATTTCTGGTGTGAACTACGGCTCTAGCCAGGGAAGCTAACGCGAAAGGAGGGCGGGGGAAACCCCGCCATATTGCATGGCAAAAATCAGATATCTGCAACGCACACATGACTCTGTTACGGGAGACGTAAAGACCGTGGACGATCGGTGCGCAAGGGTGCTGGTGCTGCTTGGCAAGGCTGAATATTTCACCGAGGTAACTACCAGGGTGAGGAAGAATAAGCGTAGAGCGGAGAACGGCTAATGTGGAATCCTTTCCGAAGAAAAGAGGGGCAAGTCAAAAATCTACAGCAGCCTGTTGTCAACCGCGGGGGCTGGACACCGATGTTCAGTTATGTCCACGAACCCTACGCCGGGGCCTGGCAGCAGAATATGGAAATTAAGCCCAAAACGGTTCTCTCCTATTATGCTGTGTTTTCCTGCATATCTCTGATCGCAAGTGATATCGCTAAAATGCCTCCGCGCCTGATGAAACAGGATTCAAATGGCGTTCGGAGGGAAATTAAAACCGGAAAGATAGCCGCGCTGTATTCCAGGCCAAATGCCTTTCAGAACCGCATCCAGTTCTTTGAGCACTGGCTGAATTCCAAGCTGTGCGAAGGTAATACCGTTGCGCTCAAGATCCGGAACAATCGCGGTGAGATAACCGAGCTGAGGCTGCTGGACTGGAACAAGGTTACGCCGCTGGTAGCTGATGATGGCTCTGTCTTCTACCAGATCAATCCGGATAACATGGCCGGTATTGAATCATCTGTGACTGTACCGGCACGAGAGGTTATTCACGATCGGTTCAACTGTCTGTTCCATCCCCTTATTGGTCTTTCCCCGATTTATGCTGCTGGTCTGGCTGCAATGCAGGGGCACCATATTCAGGAAAGCTCAGCGTACTTTTTCCGCAATGGCGGGAAACCCAGCGGTGTTATCGAGGTTCCGGGCTCGATTACGGAAGAGAACGCCAGGAAGATCAAAGAAAACTGGGACACTGGTTATACCGGGGAAAATGCGGGTAAAACCGCCATTCTGAGCAATGGTGCGAAATATGTTCCCCGGACAGTCTCAGCTGCTGATGCGCAAACTGTCGAACAGCTTCGCATGACCGCGCAGATTGTCTGTTCAGTATTTCACGTGCCTGCTTATAAGGTTGGCATCGGTGAACTGCCAACACATGACAACATCGAGGCGCAGGATCAGCAGTATTACTCACAGTGTCTTCAGTCACTGATTGAGTCCATCGAATTGCTGCTGGATGAAGCGTTTGAACTTGAGGGTGATACAGGGACTGAGTTTGATGTTAATGCGCTGCTGCGTATGGACAGTGAACGCCGTATCAAATCCCTGGGGGAAGGGGTGAAAAATACTATCCTCACACCAAACGAAGCGAGGAAAAGTGAGAACCTGCCTCCCCTGGCTGGAGGGGACTCTCTTTACCTTCAACAGCAGAACTTCAGCCTTGAGGCGCTGGCGCGCCGTGATGCTTCGGATGATCCGTTTGGTAAAAGCAGTTTGTCCCAACCTTCAGCCTCAACGAATGAAGGAAAGGCTTTAACCGATGCTGAGCAGTCGGCAGCCAAAGCCATGATCAGAGGATTTCTTACAAAATGAATGAACGCGAACTATCCCTGATAAAGGTGCTGGGCGAGGAATTTGGTCAGGTTCTCGCTGAAATGCGTGACAGCTTAAGTAAAAGTATTCAGGCGCTGCAAGAGGACTATGAGGAGAGGCTAACCAGGCTCGCAAAGCAGGTTGAAGAAATCAGTAATGCGCCCGCTCCAGACGTCGAGAGCATGGTGAAAGCGGAAATTGCTAAATTACCAGCCCAGGCAGCGCCGGAGTTTCCAGATGTTGCCACTATGGTCAGCGAGGCGGTAGCTGCTATCCCGGCTCCGCGTGACGGTAAAAGTGTCACGGTAGACGAAATCACCCCCGTTTTACAGGAACTGGTCAGCAATGCCGTGGCAGAGATACCTGTACCAAAGGACGGTAAAGACTTTGAGCCCGCCATGCTTAAACAGGCAGTTGAAGAAGCTGTCAGTGAGGCGGTAGCCGCCATCCCGGTACCGAAGGACGGTAAAAGTGTCACAACTGAAGACGTCCAGCCGATGATTCAGGAGCTGGTTTCCGCATCCATGCCGGAGCTGCCAGATGTGAAATCGTTGGTTAATGAAGCGATTGCAGCTCTGCCCGCAGCAGAGCCGGGTAAAGATGGAGAAAATGGCCGGGACGCCCTGTCGCTGGAGATTCTACCTTTCATTGATGAGGGGAAAAGTTATCCACGTGGCAGCTATGCCACGCATAACGGCGGCCTGTGGCGCGCTTACGAGAAAACCCATGGTATGCGTGGCTGGGAGTGTCTTGTTGATGGCGTGGCGGGTATTGATATTCAGCAATCTGAGCTGCGTTGCTTCACCCTGACGGTTAACCGCACCAGTGGTGCCAGCGAAACCAAATCCTTTGACGTGCCTGTGATGATTTATCAGGGCGTATTCAAATCCGGTCAGGAATATCTGCCTGGCGACACAGTTACATGGGGCGGTTCGCTCTGGCACTGCGACGATCGGACGCAGGACAAGCCGGGTGAGGCTGGTTCGAAAGGCTGGACGCTGGCAGCCAAGCGTGGCCGCGACGGGAGGGATAAAACGTGATTGAACTTGTGACACTGGAACAGGCCAGAGAACATTTGCGGATAGATGATGATGCCGGTGATGCCGATCTGACCCTAAAGATTCAGTCTGGCAGTGCAGCGCTTCTCTCATACATCCAGGGAAGTCGTGACAGGGTTGTTGATAATAGCGGGAAGCTTTTAGAGGGTGAGCCCCTGAAACGCATGCAAACAGCTTTACTCGTTCTCCTGGGGTATCTCGATCGAAACCGAAACGGAGAAGAGGAAGAGAAACTCAAACAGGGTGAGCTTCCCTTTTCAGTGACGATGCTGATTTACGATCTCCGGTTACCGACAATTATTTAGGTGGTACACATGGCTTGCTCAGGGTGCGCCGAACGGCGTGAGTGGATAAAAAATGGGCGAAAATTGCATATGAACGAGCAACAGGTAAACGAGCTGATAACAGCGCTACGCGAACAGACGGAAGCGCAGAGGGCGCAGACGGACGCGATAAACCGGCTGGCTGAGTCCAATATGGCGTTATGTGATGTCATTATCCAGTCACTGGCTGAAGATAATGGGGATGAAATTACGTCACTGAGCGATTTGAAGCCGCAGTATCTCAGCCAAAAAGCCAGGGGGTAGAATGCAGGCCGGGAAACTCCGTCACCGGGTAACAATCCAGGAGCCGGTGATGGTTCAGAACCCAGAGACTGGAGCTGTAAATAAAACCTGGCAGGACATAGCAACCGTATGGGCGGAAGTCTCCCCGCTGTCGGCTCGCGAGTTTATTGCAGCCCAGGCATCGCAGGGGGAAATCACCACCCGTATCACAATACGCTTTCGACCGGGAGTTACCCGGATGAATCGCATCCTGTTTCGCGGTGGGATATATAACATCGAGGGCGTGCTTCCTGATCCGAAAAGTGGCCGCGAATATCTCACGCTTCCCTGCTCAGAAGGGGTAAACGATGGCTGATGGTGTTGAAGTAAGTCTTGACGGGCTTGATTCCCTGCTCGGGAAAATGGAGGCAGTCTCAGACGTCACCCGTAACAAAGCGGGTCGATTTGCGCTTCGTAAAGCCGCAAACCTAATCAGGGACCGTGCCCGGAGTAATGCTGCACGGGTTGATGATCCCCTGACCAAAGAGGCCATCTATAAAAATATCGTTGCCAGCTTTGGCAGCCGTGAATTCCGGAGAACCGGTAACCTGACTTTCCGCGTTGGCGTTATGGGCGGTGCGCGACAGTATGCCCAGACAAAAGCCAACGCCAGAAAGGGGCGAGCCGGTGGAACCTACAAAACAGCAGGCGACAAAGGTAATCCCGGTGGCGACACCTGGTACTGGCGAATGCTTGAATTCGGAACGGTGCATGCAGCAGCACGACCTATCATCCGCCCGGCGATGAACGGTATCGATGGCCCTGTTATTAACGTTTTTGCGGAAGAAATGGAAAAAGCTATCGATCGTGCGATCAGGCAGGCAGTAAAAAAGGGGACCAAAGCATGATAGCGCCTGTTTTTAAAGTTTGTGCAGCCAGCCAGGAGGTTCGCTCCCTGCTGGGAGAATCTCCCGTAAGGCTGTACCCCTTCGGCAGGCATTTTGATGAAGTTGTCTATCCCTATGCGGTCTGGCAGAACATTGACGGTGATCCACAAAACTACCTGAAACAGCGCCCCGATATAGACCGATTTTCTGTTCAGATTGACGTTTACGCTGATACAGATACTGAAGTCATCACGGTTGCGCGGGCGCTTCGCGATGCGATCGAAGGCAACGCAATAATCACCAGATGGGGTACGCAGGAGCTGGAACCCAGTACCATGAAGTACCGTTATTCCTTCGACGTCGACTGGCTCGTCAAACGATAAACCAACCTTCCATATCACACCGGCGCCGCCGGTTTTTTTATACCCGGAGATAACTATGTCAGTAGTGACTCAAGGCACACAGTTGTACGTGCTCGCGAATGGTGTCGTGAGCGAAATTGAATGCATCACTGCATTTTCACCAGGTGGAAGCCCGGCAGATCAGATTGATGACACCTGCCTGAGCGAACGTAACACCCGAAAATATAAAAAGGGATTGCGTACACCGGGGCAGGCAACGGCCACGCTTAACGCAGATCCAACTAACGCCAGCCACCTGATGCTCAGCAACATGGCAGAGTCAAATGACCAGAGCGACGTAACGTTTGCTATCGGCTGGTCTGACGGCGAATCGGAGCCGACAGCGGGAACAGGCCCGGGGGCTGTTGATGGCCTGGTGCTTCCTCCCGATCGCACCTGGTACGTATTCAAGGGATACGTTTCAGACTTCCCGTTCGACTTTCAGGGAAACACGGTTGTGCAGACTTCTGCCACTATCCAGCGTTCCGGACAGGGAGCATGGATTCCGAAAGCGCAATCCGGCAGCTGATCACTGGCGGGGGCGATCCCCCGCATTTCAACAAACATTATCGGGAAAAATAAATGAAACTGACACTCGACACCCTGAAAGAAACAGGAGCGTTTACCGGCCGCCCGGTGGAAAAAGAAATTACCTGGAAATCACAGGATGGCAAGGAACATACGGCGACAACGTATATCCGTCCTCTTGGCTATCATACTGCAACATCAGATGTGCTTGCTGGTCTGGGCCGTATTGATGGAGTTGCAGGCCGTATCGCAGCGTCAATTTGCGATGAAAATGGACATCAGGTGTTTACGGTTGCCGATGTTACTGGCGAGGCCGATCCAGACCGTGGCGCGTTGGATGGTGGCCTGACGGTGGCGCTGCTGGTGGCCATTCAGGAAGTTAACGATCTGGGAAAGACGGACTCAGCGCAGAAGACGAAATCTGGTGCGAACTAGTCCTTAACGGGATAGGTGGCCGCACTATCGCTGAGGCAAAAGAACGCCTCAGCTTCCGCGAGTTCCAGCAGTGGATTCAGTACCGACAGAAGTACGGCAATCTGAACCCGATGATGCGAACAGAGTGGGGTGCGGCGCTGGTTTCTTCTGTGCTGGCAAACGTAAACCGTACCAAAAACACCCCTGCCTTCAGCATTGCTGATTTTGCGCCTCATATTGCCGCTGTTGAGCGGGAGGCAGCAAACGAGCCGATCAAACTTGAAGAGGCGATGCGTACATGGGGCTGAATACCTAAGGGATAAATTATAGCCCTTAGGTGTTTTTTCGGTAACTATCTGTTTCTTTTAACAACAAAATTATCAGCTGCTGACAAAAGTATTGCGATTAATGTCACGGCGATATATGCCATTAATAATCTATCTCCCATGGATGATAACATTTCGAATGTATCAATTTTATAATTTAATACCCCGTTAAATATAGTGGATAGTAAGTACGGGTTTGATAAGTACGAATATATTATTATTAGCGACCATAAGCAAAAGGTAAACAAACTTCCTCTATATAAACCTTGTATGAGAGACCTAATTATTAAATAAATATTTGATTTCATTTTCATGCTCCCTTAGTCAAATTTTAACGTTTCTACCGAATGAATATAATTTTGTTAGTTAATCATAATTCATAACAAGTACAGGTGCTAGTATGGCTGGAAAATCCCTCGGAACACTCACTCTTGACCTGATCGCAAAGACAGGCGGTTTTGTATCAGGGATGGATAAGGCTGAAAGAGCATCCGCTCAATGGAGTAAACAGGTTCAGGACGATGCGAAGAAAACAAGCCTCGCACTGGCAGCTACAGGTGCTGCTGCTGCATCTGCTGCATTGGGTGTAGGGGCTGCTGGATTCCAGTTACTTAAAAGTACTTCCAAGCAAATCGCTGAAACAGATCGCTGGGCAAAGTCCCTTAATATTTCGACCCAAAATCTTTTGGCATGGCAATTTGCAGCTGAGAAAGCGGGTGTTTCTGGGGATCAAATGGCTGATATCTTCAAAGATATTGGCGATAAGATTGGCGATGCAGTTCTCAACCAATCAGGCGAAGCTGTTGATGCATTAAATGCTTTAGGTCTGTCCGCTGAAAAATTATCCAAATCCACGCCAGATCAGCAATTGATGGCGATTGGTGAAGCACTCAGTAAAATCAATACAAACGCCGAAAAAACGACAATTCTAGAGAGTTTAGGTAACGATCTATCAAAACTTCTTCCTCTCTTTGATAATAATAATGATAAGTTGCGACAATTCATTGCGTTGGCTAAAGACTATGGAGTTGCTCCTGACCCGTCATCTATAGATGATTTAATTAAGGTTAATAATATATTCGAGGATATAGAGGCGCAGGTAAAAGGCCTCAAGATGGAGATTGCTTCAGGTCTAGCAAAAGTAGACTTAACTGAGTTAACAACATCGTTTAATAAGGTTAGGGATGTACTGACTGACCCTAAAGTTATTTCCGGTCTTGTTGATTTAGTTAGTGAGGCTGCACAATTGGCTGGGTGGTTAGTTACCATAGCAGCTAAGCTTGGCGAAATAGCATCATTGACCGGGAATAGGTTTGCAGCGCTGAGCGGTAAAATAGATATCAACGACCCTGGAGATGTAGAGGAACGGATAACATATCTTCAGAAGATGCTTGAAAATAGGGATGATATTTATAGTCAAGATAAGTCATTTTTTGCGTGGTTTACTGGTGGAGATGATAGTGTGAAAGCTCTCAATGACGAGCTAACAAAACTATTATCAATACGTGAAAAACTGAAAAGCGAAAAGCAACCAAAATCCACACTTCCTGTCCAACTTGCAACAGTAGGGACTGGCTATGCGCTTGATAAAGACGAAACAAACGGGAAGACAAAACCTGATTCAACCCTTAAAAAGCTTGAGTCTTCGTTTAAATCTATGGAGACGAGTTATCTTCGGCAAATTGCTCTGATCGATACCACCGGAAAGAAAAGCGCAGAAGTCACAGAACAACAAAAGCTTCAGTTTGATATTGCGGACGGCAAACTGGCTGGACTCAATGAAACCCAGAAGACTCGCCTGGAGCAGCTCGCAACTGAGGTTGACCGCCTCAATTCAGTTAAAAAGGCCAATGAGGAAAATATCAGGCTCGCCGAATATGTTGCGAACCTTCAGCGCGAAAATGCTAACGCTGCAAGCTCCCTCGATGCGGATGTTATCGGCGCCGGGTTAGGGGATAAAGCACGCGAACGAATGCGTGAGCAACTCGAAATTGAGCGTGAATTTAACGAGAAGCGTGAAGACCTGCAACGCAGATTCCAGAGTGGAGACATTAAGACCTCTACCGAATATGACCGCTATAACCAGGAACTCGATAAGGCACTTGCGGTACGGCTTGAAAAATATCGTTCCCATTATGAGGAGCTGGACAAAATTCAGGGCGACTGGCTCGCTGGTGCACAGGATGGGCTGGCTAACTGGATTGACACTTCCAGCGATTATTACAGTCAGGTATCGGGTCTTGTGGGCAACACCCTGGATGGGCTGGTTGACAACATGGCGGATGCACTCAACGGGAATAAAGCGGACTGGGCGGACTGGGCCAACAGTGTACTGAGCGAACTTCAAAAAGTTCTGCTTAGAGCCATCCTGGTGAACAGCATCAAGTCTGCCGATGATAATGGGCTTCTCGGTTCGCTCAAGGGGGTCTTTGGAGTAACGTCTTCTGGTGGCAGTACACCATCCGGTGCCTACGATTCGGCTGCTGCCGGTTTAGACCTGAACGCAAAGGGCGGGGTTTATGATTCCCCTGATCTGAGCAAATTCCGCAATGGAGTTGTCAACAGCCCTACGATGTTCGCCTTCGCTAAAGGTGCTGGTTTGATGGGTGAATCTGGGCCAGAGGCGATCATGCCGCTAACCAGAACCGCAGACGGCTCGCTCGGCGTGCGGATGGTAGATGATGCTGTCTCATCCGTTAGCGCGGGAGGGAATAGCATTCAACAAACTATTCAGCAGCATTTCACGATTTCCGGTAATGGCGATGCTGCGCTTAAGCAGGCGATGGAGCAGGCAGCCGCTAAGGGGGCCAGAGATGGCGCGAAGCAGGCCCGTCAGGACATGCTGAGTGATTTCCAGACCAACGGGCAGGGCAGGCGACTGCTTGGCGTTTAGTGGTTAACATCGATTTATTTATACGCCGAAAGGCAGGAGGTTATGATGAGTTTTGATTCCCAAAACAAAACACTACTCAGCAAACAACGTGAATTAATCACGGCCGTTGAAAAAATTGAACGAGACTCCGTAAAACTACAAAATGAGATAATCCGTTATCTCCAGGATGTATCTAAAAATAATCATGCGAATCTACTAATCTCAGGAAATACGTCATCTTTGATAAATGATATCGTTGCGTTTGATGAAAGTGATTGTATTAGCCTGACAGGCGTTGGGAAAAATCACATACAAATAGGTGCCATGCTTTTGCAAAAAGCGATTAAGCATGGCTGCTAATTTTCTTGACTTATTTTACATAAACATTATATTTTTGCTCTGATAAGTACGGGGCGGCATTGAGAAATCTTCCTTGAACAGATTTTATTAAATGCTGAAGCATATGAAATAAATACAAAAGATTTCCTTCAGACGAATCTGTATAAATCCAATTGATAGTGGTTTCCCCAAATCTGAACTGGTTGGTGTTTAGTCCTGCGATAAAATTGTCATAATGAATGAAGCCTTTTTCAAGAATGAAAATTGCGTCAAGTGATGGACTTGCAATGTTAAACCTTGTTTGATTGTTCGGTAAAGAAGGTACAGAGATTCCTAGCTCTTGATGTGCTTTATCTACCCAGCTTTGTACAGTTTGCATCTGTTGTGGGCCGTTATATGCAACCAGAAAATTTCTTATTCCCCTACTTAAATTTGAAGCTGAAAATAGCTCCTCAAAGCTTGGGTTTAGAGTTTTTGCATTGTGGGCCGAGTTTATGGATTTTTTCAACTCTTCATATGTTAGAGTTGATTTTATCTCTATTGTCGCAACGACAGATTCAATTAAAAAAGCTGATATAGTATCACTGAAACTGATTTTGGGATATTCATTGCGGTACAGGACAATATCGTATTGATTCCGTTGATCACCGGGTTTGGATTGATGGTCTATTATTTCACCAGTACCAATGGATATATTGCTCGGCAGGTGATCTTTAAGAAATTTGGAAATAAACTCCTCTCTTGGTGTTCCTTTGTGTAAAGAATGACCAGTGATGGCTACTGAAGCTCCCTGAACAGTGAGTAATTTTTCCATATTATTGAAGTGTGCACGTAACATTTTTTCCTCTCTTTGCTTATTCGCCAATGCCCCACCATAGACGAGCTGAGAATCCAACATAACCAGGTATGTAAATCATTAACATCCTGACAAATGATCAGTAGCGCTGCTACGCCAAAAATAATGCAGGAGAATCTATGGCTGCGCTTGAATGGCCTGAAGATGTATGCCCGTCGTCCCTGACGTGGCGAACGGAAAGTAACACCAAAACATTTAGCTCTCCCTTTAACGGTGCTTCGCAGACCGTTCGTTTCCCCGGCACCCGCTGGACCTGCTCCCTGACGTTTAACAACCTCACCGACGATAAATCCCGGCGTATTGATGCGCTGGTGGCCAATCTCGATGGTGAATACGGCAGGGTTAAAATTCGCGACTGGGGACGCGAGGGGAGAACGCCCGCCGGAAATCCGGTGGTTCAGGATGCGAACCAGACGGGGACCCAGCTCAGCAGTAAAGGCTGGACGCCCGGAAAGCTCGTGCTGCGCATCGGAGATTATCTTACCGTGAACGACGAGCTGAAGATGGTCACTGCTGATGTGACCAGCACTTCAACGGGTACCGCAATCATTCCGATTGCGCCGATGCTGCGTACCTCGCCGCCGGTTAACGGCAAAATTGAGGTGGCCAATCCCTACGGCATTTTTAAATTGAAAGATAACCAGCAGGGCGCGGGCAATCGCGTTCCCGGCGTTTTTACCAGCTACACACTGGAATTTGAGGAGGCGTTTTAATGTTGTATTCACCTTTTTCAGATTCGATGGTCACCTGGCTTTCCCGAGACAGGGTTACCGCGGTGCTGGCGGCCAATGTCCAGTTTGAATCCGGGACCGCTTACGTCCATTCCGGCACCGGCACGCTGGTGCTGGGCGGATATGTCTATTACGGCATGGGAACGATGGGCGCCATTGATGATGTCAATGAAACCAATACGACGAGCCCGACGCAGCTCAGGATGACGCTTTCCGGCCTGGACATGTCCCTTTTTGCCAAAACGCTCAACGAGCGCTGTGTCGGGAAACCGGCGGAACTGTATCTGGTGGCTATGGACGACAACGGCGTTGTTCAGGTTGCTGACCTGATTTTTAAGGGGCGGGTATCCGGTACCGGCGCGACGTCGGGGGAGACCAACGCCCTGCAATACACCGTCAGTAACATTTTTGAAGACTGGCAGCGACCGTTCCCGGACCGCTATACCGATGAATCGCATCAGGCCTCCCAGCCAGGCGATCGCATTTTCCGTTACGTCGCACAGATGGCAGAACGTTCAATTTACTGGGGCAGTAAAAAAGATGCGCCAGGATTTACCTATTCGTGAGGAAGCATGAAGCATCCAGACTGGCATAACAGATTAATCGCCGTGATAAGGGCCGCTGAAAAGCGGCCTTTTTTATGGGGCGAACATGACTGCTGCCTGTTCGCAGCTGACTGCGCCGAAGCGATGACCGGGGATAATTTTGCCGACGGCTGGCGCGGGACTTATGACAGCGAAACAGGTGCGAAAAAAGCGTTGCTGCGCGGCGGCGGCTCGCTGGAGAAAGTGCTGGCGAAGTACCTCGACGAGGTTCCTGTGAAGATGGCCCAGCGCGGCGATATCGCGGTTGTAGAGAATGCTGGTACCCGATGCGCCGGGGTAATTTATGGCGGCGCCGTGTGGGTGCCGGGGGAGGAAGGGCTGGTTTGTCTGAGGATTAAGCCACTGAGCACCTGGAGGGTTCGCTGATGCCTGCTGCTATTCCAATTGTTGCCACGGTTGCTGCGGGTATTGCGGCTGCAAACGAAGCTTATGCGGTTGCCATGGTTATCACTGTTGCTGCGCAGATAGCAACGCAGATGCTGACGAAGAAGCCCTCTATTGGTGCTTATCGTGATACCTCCGAAAGAAAGCAGGTCCTGCGCGCGGCTGCCAGCCCGAAAACGGTGGTATATGGCAGGACGGTTTCAGCAGGTACGCTTTTCTTCTCCGAAGAGGAGGAGGGCGATCAGACTGATGGCGAATGGCTTCACCTTGCGATCACCCTGGCGGGACACCCTCTCTCCGGTGTGGGAACCATCTATCTCGGTGATGACGATATTGGTTCGTACCCTGATAACGCCACCTACGAAGTACATAACGACCGCCAGACCGCCGATCCGTTTATGATTCAGAACTGCCCGTCCTGGAAAGAGGACATGATCGGCAAGGGCATTTCCTGGCTACGCGTGTCGCTGAAGTTTAACGCTGAAAAATTCCCCTCAGGCATTCCTAACATCAAGGTCGAGAAAACGGGGCGCAAGGTCTATGACCCGCGCACTGGCCGCACTGAATACAGCAACAACCTTGCGCTCTGCGTGCTGGACTATTACCGCAATTACCTGAAGGTGCCGGATGCGGATATCAACTGGGATCAGTTTCAGGAAGCTGCCAACATTTGCGACGAGACGGTAACGAACGGCGACGGAACCACGGAAAAACGTTACACCTTAAACGGTGAGTTCGACCTGAACGAAAACAAGGCCAGCATTCTTGAAGCGATGCTGGCTGCCGGAGCTGGCGAGCCAACGTACATTGCGGGTAAGCACGGTATTCTGGTTGGTGCGTATTATGGCCCCGCAACCGAAGTGATCACTGAAAGTCAGCTGGCCGGCGATATCGAAATCATGCCGGAAGTGTCGCAGTCCGAGCGCGTCAACACCATTAACGGTACCTTTATCGATCCTAAGCAGACCTACGCTGAGGCTGATTTCCCGGCAGTGTCTGTCAGCGAATGGGTTGCGGAAGATGGCGTTGAGATTTCGCAGGACCTGAAGCTTCGTTTTGTCACCAGTGAGTTTCAGGCCCAGCGCCTGGCAGACATCAAGCTGAAGCGCACCCGCATTTCACGCACGATGAATCTCACGCTGAACCTGAGCGGTTATCGCTACCGTCCTGGCATGTACGTGAAGGTGAATTTCCCGTCGCTCGGCATCATTAATGTCGAAATGCGCGTGACTGACTGGCGGTTCGGTGTGCAGAACGGGGTGCAGATCACCCTGAAACAGGAGACTGCTGATGTCTGGGGTGATGCGATAGGCAAGCCAATTGAGCGGCCGCCGTTCACGCAGCTGCCATCTGGTGGGGTGGCGCAGCCGCAGAACCTGAAATACACCGTCGAGGAAATTGGGCAGGTGGTTCAGGGCGTGCTGTCCTGGCAGAACATTGGGCAGTTTGTTTACAACAAGGTTGTGATCCGCAAGGCGGGTCAGACGGTGCTATCTGTTCAGGTTCCGGGTTCCTTTACCCGTCTGACAGGACTTGTTCAGTCTACTTACACGGCTCACGTCACAGCGGTAAACCAGATGGGTGCAGAGTCGCCGGAGGCATATCTTGAATTCAGCATTCAGGCACCGCCAGCGCCGTCAAGGGTAGATATTGAGCAAAGCTATTTTGCCATCACGCTATACCCGCGCCTGGCAGCAGTGACGAACGTATCAACGCAGTTTGATTTCTGGACGTCCGGCGAAACCAGGCTACCGAATACCAGCACGTCAACGGTTGAAGGCAGGGCAACGCGTGCCGGGATCGGCACCACATGGAGCAGTCATAACCTGAAGAACGGACACACCTATTACTGGTATGTCCGCACGATCAACGCGTTTGGTACGTCTGCGTTTGTTGAAGTGGCCGCGCTGTGCCAGACCGATATGTCGGGCCTGATTGACGTCATTGACGAGTCTGTCAGGAATTCCGACGCCATGAAAAACGTGGAAAAGGGCATTGATACCAACCTTGAAGGCATTCTTCAAAACGCGCTGGCGAATAACGGCACGGTGGAACGCCAGTTCCAGCAGCTGGGCGAAGTAAATGCAGAAATCATGACGGTCAGGACAACGATCGCCACGGTAGACAAGGCGCTTGCTCAGCTCACCACCAGTGTTAAGTCTCAGTTCGAAAGCGTTAACTCGCAAATCCTCGAACAGCAAACGGCCATCAGTGATAACACGAAAGCTATCGCTTCCCTCGATACGTATGTTCAGGCAGAAGTTGGAGACCTGACGACGGCGGTTAACCAGAAAATGAACGCCGAGGTGACGAGCAACGGTACAGGCAAGGCTTCATACACCCTCAACCTTGGCATTATCCGTAACGGCGTGAAGTACAACACCGGCTTTGGTATGTCCATTGAGCCTTCTGGTGGTTCTTACAAATCCACGGTTGTATTCGCTGCTGACCAGTTCGGCATCTACTCAGGAAGCGATCCCGGCAATTATGAGGCCGCCTTCTTTGTCTATAACGGACAGGTCTTTATCCGTGACGCGATGATCCAGGACGGCAGTATCACCAATGCGAAAATCGGCAGTTATATCCGCTCGACAAACTTCGCAGCCGGGGTTCGCGGCTGGAACATCGACAAGAACGGCGACTGTGAATTCCACGGCAAACTCTACGCAGACAGCGGTAACTTTGCGTTCAACGGGACCAATAACACGGTCGTTATCAACAATAACGGTATTACCGTCAACATCCCCGGCGGTGGCCGTATCGTCGTTGGTTCATGGTGATTTATGCCTTCAGGACTTTTAATCGACCTCAATGATGGTGGTAAACCGATGGAAATTACCGCCGGATTACGTTGCCCGACATACGGCGGGGCGATATCCGGCGGTATCGGTAACGTGAATACTGCGACAGTTGAGGGTTACGTGGCCGGGTCGAATGTCATTTTCATACCGACTCAGACGGTAATCAGCGACGAGGGGATATTCAAGCTGGACAGCGTCACTATCTCCGGCGCGAACGTCACGCAAAACTGGAGCGGCAATTCAAACCCCGGATTGCCTAACCCACAGCGCGTGGCGTTCTCCGGGACGCTCTGGCAGATCCTGCCCGTAAGCCAGAACTCAAACGTTGGCCTGCTCGTTCAGAACAGCACTGACTTTACGGCGATCACTACGGCGTCAAGGGTCGGGTACTGCATCTATAAAGCCAGGGTAACTGTCGGTACGTCCGGCTGGGTTACTCCGACCATTGCAGGATTTGATCGCAGCAAATATCTGGTCTGTTGTAAGTGGGACAGCCCTTACACGCTGGATTATGACGGAAACCGGCTGCTGTTTCTGAATGATGGATCAAACACGGAAGACCAGCCCATGAGCGGCACCGTTGAAGTGGTCATCTTCGCTGGTGGCGTTTCTCCGGTGGCCGCGAATCCCGGATTCAATATCTATAACGCCGCAGGCCAGTGCACGTTCTCAACTGCGCGGCGCCCGTTCGTTTATCTCGGCGTTAATTTTGTGCCTTCCACCACAGCGCAGACCGTCCCCGGTGGCGGATACGTGCCCGTTGGCCGTTTTGGGCTGAGGGTCCCCAGTTTCGGTGGCGGTCGCATTTATCACTACCACTATGGGCTGGTCATGCAGAACGGGACTCTCAGGGTCGGAAGGGGAGTGTATGTCGGCTGGGCAGACAGGCAGCTGGCGAACGCCGGGGTTACGCCTATTTCACTCCCGGTCATTCCCGATATGTACGTTTAACGACTTCTAACTTACTGAACCTCGCTCCGGCGGGGTTTTTTATTGCTTCAAAGGAGCAACTATGTCCGCAGGAACACTGACTCTGACGAATAATTCAGCCGCGGTAACAGGCAGCGGTACCGCCTTTACCACCGAGCTGGCCGTCGGCGATTTTATTGTTGTGACGGTTGGCGGCATCCCTTATACGCTCGCCATCAAAACGGTGAACAGCAATACCTCCCTTACGCTGGTCAGTAACTATACCGGACCAACGCAGGGCGGCGCAGCATGGTATGCCGTGCCGCGCGTTGCGATGAACCTTGTTACTGCTGCGCTGGTGGCACAAAGCGCAGAAGCCCTGCGCGGACTGAACTATGACAAGCAGAACTGGCAGCGGTTATTCAGTGCATCGGGAAATATAACCGTTACGCTCCCGGACGGTTCTTCATTCACCGGTCCGTCATGGCAGTACATGGTTAATACGGTTGCCACAAAAACGAACGGGGCGGTTCCTGTTAACCAGGGCGGGACCGGGGCAACGAATGCCGCTGACGCTCGCACAAACCTCGGTTTGGGAAGTAGCGCGACACGGGATGCTTACAGCTCTTCAGGAAAAATGCTTTCTGAGGGGGATTTCGGTGTTGGTGGGAAATCGCTCAATTTATCATGGGATTCGCTTGCAGGAAAAAATCAATTCAACTCAAACTCAAATGGTGCATTTCAGGGCGGTAATGTTGTTCTTTTTGGTGTCAGTATTTCACACCATGCAAATGATGCATATGCTTATCAGATAGCGGGCCGGGGAACATATGGCATTATTCATCGTTCACTTGAAGGTGGTGTATATGGGCAATGGAGAACCTGTTACGACACTGGTAATACAACTAAGGCGAGTGATGGCACACTAAAAGCGGCATCGCCTGTTGCTCGCATTGTTAAGTCTCAGGAAGAGAACCAGCGCACGGATATATCCGAGGATGGTTTTGCATGGTGCGGCTGCGGTACTGCGAACACCGAAGCTGAAGGAATCAAAATTTCCCGGGTCGATGTTGGTGTTTATGTGCTGACAGGTTCGGCAGGCCTGGCATCAGAAGGCTGGCAGCTGCTGCCGCCAATGGACCCGGGTGGAATGGGAGAACTGGGTGTAGTTGAAGCTGAGCAGACAGAAAGCGGTGGGCTGACGATTCGGCTTTTTAAGCGGAAATACATACTCAACGAAGAAGGCGAAATTGTTAAAACGAAAGGGGCTCCTATAGATGTTCCTGCCAACAGCTGGATCGACGTTCGCCTTGATATGCCAGAGGATAGCATCTGGAAAACAAGAGCTTCCGAAGCTTCTCTTGAACTGACAGAGCAGCCTGAGGACATTCAGCCTTAAAAATTAATAGGCGAACCCAAATTGATCTGCATTCCATTTGAAACTACTGTATATAAACACAGTAATAAAGGGAGTGCAGATTATGCCCCGAATTTCAGATATTCAGGCCGCCTTTATTGCGGCCATAGAGCTTAACCCGAAGGGCTACCGCTACCTGAGAACAGACAGCTTTATAGAAAAGTTGCGTGGTTTTAACTGGCACTTCACCCGAGCCGACGCCAATGCATGGATAGAGCGCAATCAGCCAGGCTTCGCTGACAAGACGACAGACGGTAGCGATAACCGGTACTGGATCCTGAGAAACATGGGGAGGGTCCTCTGATGGGATTTGCGTCACCTGCTACCGATTACGTCGAACGCCAACTTTCTCCATCCGTTCTGTGCAACATAGGGGCCGAAAGCAGGGTGCTTGAAACAGATGTTGGGTTTGCAGTCATTGAGCCAGCCACGAAAAAAAGGCCAGGAGATGTATTGTTAATTTTGTGCGACGGCCACACGCAGTTTGCAAAACTGATGGGTAAGTCATTGATCACGGATGATGGCGAGGCAATAGAGGGAACCGCTCTGGAAGAGGTGGAAGTGTTGGGCAGAGTGACGTTCTTCATCAATCGTGCATTAGATGATGATTGCCCTGCAATATAGAAAGTTCCCCATGCTTCACTGACGAATAACCAGCCATAAGCGGCTGGTTTTTTGTGTGGTTTGGTCGGAACGAGAGAATTTTAACCTCCATCCCATCATGGCATCCTAAAGCTCAAAGGAAGTTTTACATAATCACTTCTTCAAAATCGCATTCCCCAAAATAAAATTTAAGTGAATGAAAAACATGGAGAAAAATGAGGATGAAAATGCAATAAAATCAGCCAGAAAAACAGAGTTAACTGGCTGATTAATAACATTTAATTGGAGGTTGTCGAGCTCTGCTTCTGGAACAGTTCCCGGAAGACCGGATAGATGTCATCCTGGTCACGGATGTGCTGCATCGCAAAGTTATCGAACATCGCTTGCAGATGCTCATACTCACGCCACAACGTCTGGTGGGCGCGACGGGTAATTTCAATATAGCTGTAGTAACGCACCACCGGCAGGATCTTCTTCGCCAGAATTTCATGACACAGCGGCGAGTCATCCGCCCAGTTATCGCCATCCGATGCCTGCGCGGCGTAGATATTCCACTGCGCCGGATCGTAGCGCTCCTTCACCACCTCGTCCATCAGCTTCAGGGCGCTCGACACGATGGTGCCGCCGGTCTCCTGCGAGTAAAAGAACTCATGTTCATCCACCTCTTTCGCCTGAGTGTGATGGCGGATGTAGACCACCTCCACGTTCTTATACGTTCTGCTCAGGAACAGATAGAGCAGAATATAAAAACGCTTAGCCATATCCTTGGTGGCCTGATCCATTGAACCTGACACGTCCATCAGGCAGAACATTACTGCCTGGCTGGAAGGCTCCGGCCGTTTTTCGTAGTTCTTGTAGCGCAGGTCGAACGTGTCGATAAACGGCACCCGATCGATCTTCGCCCGCAGTTCGGCGATCTCTTTTCGCAGGCGCTCCTCTTCCAGCAGTTGCGCCGGTTCGGTGTTTTCCACCACTTTCAGGCTGGTTTCCAGCTCGCGCAGTTCGCGCCGTTTGCCTGCCGTCATCGCCGTGCGTCGCGCCAGCGAGTTTTGCAGTGAACGCACCACGCTGATGTTGGCGGGCACCCCGTTTGCGGTATAACCCGCTCGATGGGTTTTGTATTCGTTGAGCTGACGGTGCTGATTCTTTCTCAGATTCGGCAGGGCCAGATCCTCAAACAGCAGGTCGAGATATTCGTCTTTTGAAATCTGAAAGACGAACTCGTCCTGGCCTTCACCGTCCTGGCTGGCCTGTCCCTGACCGCTGCCAGAACCGCCGCCTCCGCCTTGGGGCCGCTCGATTCTGTCATTCTGGACGAAGTGGTCATTACCTGGGTGCACACGATGGCGAAGGCCGCCACGCCCCTGATGAAACATCGGTTCGCTGATGTCATCGTTAGGGATGGAGACGGATTCGCCGCTGTCGACGTCGGTCACCGAGCGTTTGTTGATGGCCTCGGAGATCGACTGTTTAATTTGCGCTTTATAACGGCGCAAGAAGCGCTGGCGATTCACCGTGCTCTTGTTTTTGCCGTTAAGACGCCGGTCAATAAACCAGGTCAT